TTTTGAAACGCGATATATGGATTCAAGAACAGGTGAATGTGTCCTCATCCTCCAATTATATTTCCGGTTGAGCATGTTGGTAATGTCTTGGGGTATTGCGTAAACATCGATCATATTATTACGCACCCCAACTTCAAGAAAAGATGTAAATTTCTCTTTGCCAGTGTGAGCTTGCGTTTGATAAACATCACCCAATACTGTAATCTTTGACGATGGATACATAACAGTGAGCAGGGCGATGTACTCAACGCAAAACTGGGACAGCTCATCAACAACAATATGATCACCGTCTTTAATGTTAACAAAAGCGACGTGAGGTGTCATTGCATGAACTTTACGCTCTGCGATCTTATCACGTAGATATGATGTGGGTGATATGAACTTAGCAGAAGGATATTTCTTGATGGCATTCGTGGTTTTAGATGCACTGGCATAACCGGTAATGGCCGAAAAAGTTCCGCGTATACCTTCTTTAAAAGTTGGTATCTTTTCATTCAGTTTCTTAGCAAAGTCTTCAAAGGTATCTCTGAAGAAATGCTTATGGAATCTATCAGCATCTTCACGAGAGACTCTAAAAGTATGAATAGTCTCATCAATGTGAAATTGGTCATAAACATTGTAAAAATTCAGCTGTCCTTTCAGATAACCCGATAGAAGAAAATAGCGCTCCGTTGATTCGGCACTCTGTCCATCCGGTTTGGACAACAGTTTAATAGATGAAAATTTGGTAGCAGTTTCGTAAAGATAATGTGGGTCGCCGAATGTTTTAACCATGATATCACCACCTTTCTCAAGAACACGTAGCGCGAACGAAAGATGCTGTTCGGTTAGTTCCTCCGTATTGAACTCACGTCCAACGTCTATAACCACGAGATCGTTTTGTGGTACTCTGATTGTGTTAAGGGAGTTTCCTAAAGGTAAAGAATAAACGATGATCTGAGTGTTGACAAAATCTTTGGGATCAAACTTTAAAGAACCTGGGCCGTTATACATCATGGCAGTTAAATATGCTTTGGGGAATCTCTTGCGTAGTAATTTAATTAAATGGCCAGGTGCAGCGCTAGTCTCAAGAATGGTGCGGTACTTCCTATTAAGTTGTTCAAGTAAATAAGGGAATTTATCTTTAAAGCCACCGGTACCCTGGCGACCGCGGTACTCATAGTGCTTTAGATTGTAATGTATAGTGTACGCAGGACCACGCATTTTATTGAAGTCACGTGCGTACATAGTGTCGCCATTAACGGTGGTTTCATTGACTATAACGATGTTTAAATCGAGCTGCATGCACAAAATCTCGATAATACAAGCGGAAGCTTCAGTATCATATTTGCCATTAACAATATAGTCATATATCTTTTGGGGTTCATCGACTTCTTCCGCAAGTAAATGGTAGAAAGAAAACAATAAGAAATCACGCTCACTACATTTGACGAACTGCGTAAGGATGTTAAAGAATGATCGTATTGCACAGTGTCCAGCGATAAACTTATTCGGGAAGCTCTTTATGTTCAACAATTCGTCAAAACAACGAATTAACGATTTATACTTTTTCCCGCGTAGTTGTAGTGGGATTATGAAGTGGTCTTCGAAGTTTTCGATATCGAGTGTGGGGTGTTTGACAATAATATGATCCTGATTGACCGGATCACCACGTAACTCACTCTCTTTCTCAATAAGATGCATAATCTGGGTAGGTGTCATTGGTGCTTCAGCAATAGGTCGTAGCTTTGAATTTGTAACTACAGTGGTGTTAATGCGTGTAGTCTGCTTTGAAGGTTTAGGTGTTAGTTTTGGTGGCTCGACCTCATTATCGGAATCGCAATCTTCCCACTCATCCTCAAGAACTTCAAATTTGTTGGATACAGCGACATTAGCTGAAGTGGTCTCGGCTACTTTGGTGGCGGTCATCAACTTAGATGCAGCGAAGGCAATGGCCTCATCGATGTCAGGTTTTAAATCATACAGCTGCTCATTTTCGAGAAATATTTGCTTTGCAGGTTTGGCGTTAAACCTTGAAGCTGCCTGAGCGATAACCTCGTCGACGCTAGAACTGCTGTATGGTCGTTCGTTTTCGAGGAACGCTTGGATTGTGGGTTTTACTTTAAGTGCCCGTATAGCAGCATCAAACAGGGCGTCGTTGATCGCTGATTCGTCTTTGAAATAACTTTCATTCATAAGAAAAGTATTAAACCAACCATCAAAATCATTAAC